TTCCTGGCTCATCGACAACCCGCCGGACGCCAGCGGAACATGATTCGGGAATCGCTCCCGCAATTCGGTCCATTCCGGATCACCGTGGCGATTGGTTCCGACCCGCTGGATGTCGGTTAGCGGATCGGTCCAATCACAAACGAATTCCGTCGCCGATGGATAAAGCACCCGATCCGCTTCGCGGCAACAGACAATCTTTTCGCTGGCCCGGTGGAACTGCACATAGCGCATGTGCCACATGACCTGATGCCCGAATTCGCCGATGAACGGCAGAAACAGGCACGGCTTGTTCTCGCCCGCCGCTATGCGGTCGAGCAGGGCGGCGATATCGGATGGTGGATCGGCGCTGAATTCGCCGATGCCCTGCTGGATGAAGTGCCGACCGACTCGCTCAGTGAAATCGTAAATCAGTCCCTGCTGGAAAACCTCCGTGGGGTTCGCCAGCGATGTCAGCATTCGGATGTACACGGATTATTCGCCATCATCGTCGCGCTTTGCTTTAGCTTTGGCGAGAAGATCGGTGGCGGTATCGGCGACGTTCTGCGCGCCGTTCTTTCCGGCCTCGCGGCAGATCGAACGTAACGCCTCCATGTGCAACTTGCCGTTTCTGACGCACGGATAAACGTACTGCTGCTTGCCGACGCCGACATCGCTTCGGATGGCAAGATGGGACGCACCGCCCGCTTGCGCGGAACGCTCCTGGTCATCGTCGCTCCACTCCCAATCCTCATCGTCGCTGTCGATGATGTCGCCGGTATCGACGCATCGCTGCGCCGTGTTGATGCCGGTGGCATTCAGTGCAACCGCGCCAGAATGGGTCATGTGCCCATCGCGGTGTTCTGTCGCCCGTAGTTCTGCTGTTCGTAGTCCGGTCTCGGCGGCGCGCTGAATCTGCATCAGCCGCTTCAACGTGCTGCTGGCGTCATTCTGCTGCTCGCCGATAACTTCCGGCGGGGGATTGGCCGTTGGATCGCCATCGGGGTCGGGTTCGGAGTCGGGCACCAATGCTGTGATAGCCGTGTCGAGCTGATCTAGCTTGTCGGCGAGCAATTCGGCTTGATCCGCAAAATCCGCCATCGCCTGCTTATCCGCATCCTCCAATTGCTCGGGCTGATATTGGCTCAATCCGGCGATGATGCCCTGCACCGTATCGAATGCGGAACGAAGATCATCCAATCCCCACCGGCAATAAAACTGAATACTGCGGTCCTGTGCGGCGACGATTGCGCGGCCCTCCAGTTTCGCCAGAGCTTCATCGATCGAACGGACATCGATGCTCGTTTCGGTGTACGCCGGGAAGGGCGTTGCACTGACTTCCCCCAGCGGCACCTTCAGCAGTGTGCGGGTTGGCAGATCATCGCCTTTCTCCCAGGAATCTTCCGGCGAGTCGAATCCGAAGGACATGCCTTTGACATTGCCGTGTTCGACATCTGCGACGAGATCGCGAGCCATCGTGGTATCAGGCATCACGGCATCGAACGCCAGCCCTTTTTCATCTTCACGCAGTTCCAGTGTCTGTGAGCCGGTGCGGGCCAGAACTTTTTTCGGGTCATGCGCCAGCAGCATCGGAATGTCGGGATTGCTGGCGAGTGAATCGCGGAACGCGCCGGGTGAAATCTGCTCGATGAACTTCACGCCCTTGGCGGTGGTCAGTGGAACGCTGGGTTGATTGAACACGGCGGCGTAGCCCTGAAGGTGCGTTTTGCCGTCATCCGTTTTGACGACGCGCACTTCGGCGGCGGGAAGCATTCGGCGTTCGCGCTGCGGCGGCTTGGCGGCGGTCGCATCACGAATCTCATTGATGGACAGGATTCCGGTAGTGTTCATAGTTTCTTTTCCAATGCGGCGATTAACTGGTCGGTCAATGCCGCAGCTTCTTCTCCGGCGACCATCGCCGGATCGCCAACGGCTTCGTGCCGCTTCTCCGAGAAGCCGGCGATAATTGGTTCAATCAAACTCAGTGATGAATGGTCCAGCGGGCGGTCGAGCAATCGCGCCACCGACCGTGCCGCCGGCATGATGGACTCTGCGACATGCTGGCGATGCTCGGCATAAAACCGTTCATCCGCTTTGCCCCGCCCGGCGGCGTTCATTTCCTTCCGCAACATCCGGCCGATGGCATCGGCGAATACATCGCGCAATGCCGTGGCTCGCGAATCATTGGCTGGATTATTCGTGCCTTGCCCTGCTGGCGGCGGCGGGTCTTGAATCAACCGTTCCGATGTTGTCATGTTGACTGGCGACAGATAGACATCGCCGCCTGTGATCGGCGGCATGTCCTCTTCTTTGCGGATGTCGTTGGCCGAGAGATATCCCCACTGCCGGCCGGCGGCGTAGTAGGCTTGCCGTGCCGCGCTGTTGGTTCTCAGCAGCTTCCGCTCATCGAACTTGGCGAAGTATCCGCTGTCCGGCCTGAACAGTTTGCGGTTGATTTCCGCTTCCCATTTTTCAAGCCACGGCGTCAATGTGTAAACGAGAAATTCGAGCGCCTGCTGTTCGATATTGTTGTTCGTCGAGCCGCTCAGGTCGCCCAGCATGTGCGGCGGAATTCGGTACAGCCGGGCGATTTCGTTGACCTGAAATTTTCGGGTCTCCAGAAACTGCGCATCCTCTGGCGGAATGCCGATGCGGGTGTACTTCATGCCCTCTTCGAGAATCGCGATCTGGTGGGCGCTGTCCGGCCCCTGGTGCATTCGGTTCCAGCTCTCGCGCAGATTGTCGCGTGCCCGATCCGGCAGTCGTCCGGGGTGTTCTAGCACCGCACCGACTTCCGCGCCGTTTCCGAAGAAAGTCGCCCCGAATGTTTCGGCTGCGATGCCGAGGCCGATGGATTGGCGAGCATGGCCGATCGGCGAATAGCCGCGGAGTCCATTAAATCCGAACGCCGGAATGTGAAGGATTTCTTCCGGGTCGAAAACCTCTTCGCCGCCATTCCCACGCGAAACGTATTTCAATTGACCGGCGTATCGATCCGCCCGCGTCCGATCCGGAAGCAGCGGGACGAGTTCTTTCGCGTTGCCGGAATTATCGAACAGAATTCGGGCGTATCCGTTGCCCCAGGCGCCGAGATGGCCTTGGATGGTTTCCTTGAAAACCGTCGCGGTCATTTCGGAGTTCGGCTGTCGGCGCAGAAGTGAATAGGCCGGATGCCATTTCGCTCGCTCGCGCTCGTTGGAATCCTCGTCGCCCTCATAGACGATGATCGGCAGCATTCCGACCGATTCTGCGAGGATGCGGATGGCGGCGAAAACCGCCGTGTACATCAGCGCGTTGTGCTCGTTGACCTGCACTCCGGCGCGGGTCGAGCCGTAACCAAGAATCGATGCGAGCGTTTCCGGCGTCACCGGAACGTTCGGATTTTCAATCGAGATGGACCGCTCCTCGCGCGCGGGTTCCACCATCGACATCAGCGCCTCGGCGGCGTAGGTCTTTTCGGATTCGCTGAATTTCACGGATGAATCAGATAACGAGCATGCCGCGACGTTCGTAGATCGATGCGCCTACGTCATCAGGCGGTCGCTGCATGGCCAGGCCCAGCGCCATAATGCTCGCGACGATGCCATCGATTTTCTCCGTGCTCTTCGCTTTCGATGCTTTGATGTTCCCTGCGGGATCTGATTCGATCATGGTGTTGCTTGCCATCCATCGCAGCACGGGGTTTCCACCGTGCGCCAGTTTTCCAGAAATCACGAGCCGCTCCAGTTCCTTCGCCGGTTCGCTCATGCTTCGATAGCCCTGCCTGAATTCGATCATCTTCACGTTCTCATCCTGGAGATGAATGGCCGTTTGTGTCGCGTTCCAGGGGTCATAGGCGACTTGCCGGACATCGAACATGCCGCAATCTTTCAGGATTTGAGCCTCGATGAAGGCGTAGTCGATAACATTGCCTTCCGTCGCCGTTACCAGCTTTTGCCGCTCCCAAGTTAGGTACGGCACGCGATCGCGTTTCTCCCGTTCGCGGGCGTTATCGGCGGGAACAAAGAATCGCGGCAGAACGCGGTAAAGTTCATCCTCATCGTTTGGCGGGAACACGAGCACCCAAGCCGTTAAGTCGAACTTGGTGGAGAGGTCCAAGCCGCCGTAGCAGGTCCGGCCGCGAAGGAGTTCTTCGCTCACCGCACCGCCGCAGTTGTCCCATTGCGCGAGGTCTAGCCACTTCCGATCCGTTTTCGTTTTTTGGTTCAGGTGCAATCGGCGGAAAGTGTTCTCGAAGCTCGGAACATCCTGCGCCTGCTTGCATTTCGCCCGCATGTATTCGAGCGATACGCTGATGCCGAGGTTCGGATTGGCCTTCGCCCAAACTTTTGGGTCTTTCCAGTCATCCGTCTGCGCGGCCTCGTAAATCACCGGCAGAAATCGCGGATCGTCAATCACACCATCCCGCACCTTGCTGGCGTATTCGTGCTTCTCGTTGCAGATGCTGGGGCGGTCGAAGTCGCTGGTGGTGATGTGAATCATCAACGGTTGCGGCCGATTTTCCGATGCCATCGACGTTTCCAGAACGTCCACCAGTTCGCGGTTCGGTTGCGCGTGCAACTCATCAACCATTACAAGATGCGAATTGCCGCCGTGCTTGTTATCGGCATCGGCGCTTAGCACCTTGTAAACGCTGGCCTGATCTTCGTTGAGCTGGATCGTTTTTGTCGCCCGGTAAATCCGGGCTCGTTTTTCCAACTCCGGCTCGCGGGCGATCATGCCCGATGCGTGGCGGTAGATGATTGCCGCCTGGTCCTTGTCTGCGGCGGCGGAATAAATCTGCGCGCCGGGCTCGCGATCGCAGAACAGAACGTAATTGCAGATACCCGCCACAAGCGGGGACTTGCCGTTTTTGCGCGGCACAAAAATGAATGCCTCGCGATATCGCCGGACGATCCGGCCCTTATCGTCCTTGCGCTTCCATCCGAAGATGTTGCCGACGATCGCCTGCTGCCACGGTTCGAGCTTGAACGGCTGTCCGGCGACGGCACCTTCGACATGCTTCAGGCATTCCGAGAAAAATGCGAAGACGGTTTCAACCGCATCGACATCCAGCCACGAATCACCGGCAGTGGCGAATGGGTCGTAACCGGGAATGAGCCGAAGGGTATCAGCCAGCGCCGAAGAAACGCGCTTTGTTGTCGGACGGCTTTTCACTCTCGGGGCTTACCTGAATTCTGCTGCGGCTGGCGGGCGTCAATCCGAATTCCTGCTCCAATTTCAACAGCAGGACGGCCATGCCTTTGTACGTGCTCATCTGCGGGAACGGCATGACGCACTTCACTTTTCCGGCTGCATCCTTCAGCGTGTAGACTTCGCCATTCTTATCGAGGAACGCGGCGGCGGCTTTCCACCGAATAAATGCATCGCAGTACCGGGCGAGTGCTTTCTCGTCGACCTGCGTCACCATGTTCAGCGAAGCCATCTGGTCGATCATTTGATCCCAAACTTCTTTCGCCGCTGGCGACAACCACATCGGGCACGGTGGCGCGCCGGTGGCGGGCTTTGGTTCCCGCCTATTCACATTGCCGCGCCAACTGCCGCGCAGTTTCAGAATTGCGGTCGGGGTCGGGGCTGGTCCACGTCTGCCCATCGGTACATCAAGCCTGCACAAGAGTTAACAAAATGCGGAAAATTCCCAAAAAATCGCGTTTTTATCCTTGAAATCCCCGGAACGTGTTCTACAATGTATTACATAATCGAATACGAGATAGAACACGATGAACGCGAATCTTATTCAAGCCCGCCTGATCGAACGATACGCAACCCGTCATGGGATGGACTCGAATCGGGCCGCGCGAATCTGGATTCCAAAGCATGCCCGGGCGTTCCGGGCATGGTTCAATCGCCACGCCGCCTAAGAAAAGGATCAACGCAATGAACGCCAGCGAAATGACATTCGGAATCGAAATCGAAACGACCATTCCAGTCGGCACGCTCGAAGTCGGATATCACGGACAGGGCCGATTGATTCCGGGTCTGCCGGGATGGAAAGCCGATGCCGATCCCTCGATTCATGCCCGTCGCGGTTATCAAGCCTGCGAATTCGTTTCGCCGATCTATCGCGGAGTCGATGGCCTTCGCCAGCTCCTGATCGACATCAAGAAAATCAATGAACTCGGGGCGAAGGTGAATGCCTCATGCGGCCTGCATATTCATGTCGGATTCGACATGAGTGATCGCCCGGCTGTCGAGCGCCTCGCCACGCTGGTCAGCAATTTCGAGAAAGCCATCTATGCCAGCACCGGCACAAAGAATCGCGAGCGTGGCCGATGGTGCGGCGGGCTGAATCGATACGGCTCAGCCGATCGGGCGATGCAATCCGCCCGCCACAATCGCTACCACGTTCTGAATCTCGCAAGCCATCACCCGACGGTTGAATTCCGGGCCTTCGGCGCTTCGCTCAATCCGCAGAAGATCATCCCCTACATCCGCATGTGCCTCGGGCTGGTCGAGCGGGCGTTGAACTCGAAGAAAGTCGCGCAATGGACCGCCAAGACACCGGTGGAATCCAGTCCGATCCATCGCAGCGGCGAACGTCAAACAGCCCTGACCCGTCTCTTCTATCAACTCGGCTGGACGAAGGGTCGCCAGCCCAAAACGTTCGGAGATATCTCCGGCGAAGGTCTGCCGAATATCGCACGCGGCAAGAAGGAACTCATGCGGCTCGCGCGCAAGTATGACGGCCAGCAATAGGGCTGGCCGCAAGGGGGTTTCAATCTTAATCGGAGAACATCATGCCAGCGGATTTTGATTTCACGGTGGACGACGTACTGGACGACCACGCGACATTCGCGCCCGGCGCTTTGGCCGCAGTGCGAGCATTCGCCCGCTCCAAGCCCTGGGCCGGATCGAATGATGAACGGCTCGCCAAGTTCAATGCCTGCCTGGCGCGGTTATGCGAAGCGTACGGCATGCCGCAATGGATGATGGAATTGGGTGACCGACCCTCGATCAATTTCGCCACCCACAGATTCGTTCACACCCGGCTCAGCGTTGTGACGTTCCTGCATAGCTTCGCCATCGCACGGGGACAATCCGATTTCTCCCGCTTCCGATGGTCGATCAATATGTTCCGCCGATGCTTCCCGGCCAGCTTCGCACGCTGCGAGCGTGTCGGCCCATTCTTATTCAATGGCCGGGAGGTGCGATGAGAGCCACGCCAGACGAACGTGACGCAACGATCGAAAAACTGGCGTCCGCAATTGAGCGACT